CTACTATGGCAGATGTAAGACCTAGATTTGAAGTACACGAACTTGGTGGCGAGGTAAAACGAGAGAAGTTCAAGTACGATGACGATAGTAACCTCGTTAAGTACACTGAAGACGAACCCGCTGGATGGATGGTATACTTTCCAAATGGTTCATCTGTTCGTATAAGAACCGAGGCAGAGATGGTTAGGTGTGGTTTCTTTGAAGACCCAGAACTTGTTGATATGGAAACCGGCGATGTAGTCGGAAGAAAGTCAAATGGATCTTTGAAAACACGTTCTGAGCAAAAGACCGCTAAGAACAAGTCTAGTCGTCAGACGCCTAGTGAGGAAACTGAACTGGCAACGTAAAGGATAGACAATGCCTAAACAACTACCGGATCACTTCCCACGTACTATTAGTCAGTATGTGCCAAGCATGGAGATGGCGGCTGACGTCATCAATGGAAGATGGTCGGGGTCGCTCGGTGCTCCGGCGGCTGCTGATGCCGATGGCATCCTCAACGACAAGAGCGCCACAGGGTCGGCCCAGACCTATACTAGTTCCGACTTCGAAACAACTTTTGACGGTGGCTCCTCTTCTCTGACCTCGACTGTTGGGATGCTTGATGCGACCTTTGGACGTTGTTTAACTATGGTCGGTACAGCGGGCTCAAACCATGTCGTAACCGTTACTGGACGCGACTACTTGGGTCAAATAATGTCAGAAGCGATCACTCTAAGTGGTACTAGTACCATCTATGGTGAGAAAGCATTTAAGTATGTCGATACGATTGCGGCTGCTTCTGGTGCTTCTGGCGATACGTTCGATGTTGGTTGGGATGACCGTCTTGGTCTTCCATATGCTGCAAGACGTATCCTTGAGTGGTACGAGGATGATGTGGCCATTGCCGTTGGTGAGGGTCAGATTCCTGTTGTCGCTATTGATTGTGTCTCTGCTGATACAGTCTTCGGTGTGAATAACAACGCTGGTTTTGTTACTCGCATGGATACAGTTGTCAACATCGCTACTCAATCGGGTGCTACTGCTCTCACAGTTGAGGTTGGTGGTACTGCTGTTGCAGGTCTAAGTGTTACGATTGCTGCAAGTGCAGCTATTGGTTCACTGGACACTGGATCAGCAACTGATGATCACGGCGCAACTTCGAAGATCGGCTCAAACGCCGCAATCGAAGTTGTTAGTGATGGTGGCACAGCTACTACTGGCACTGCTGATGCACTCATCTCTGTTACTCAGGGTGTGTTCTTCATAGATGCCGATGGTACTACTGCTACTACGACAACTGGCGATCCCCGTGGTACTGTTCAACCTCATACTGCTTGTAATGGCTCTGTGGAATTTGAGGTCGTTGCACAAATCAACGACGCTCAGATGCATGGTGTTGCTCAAGCATAAAGGTTGCGGACCTAACGGAAAGCAATGAAGAGAAGTCGGGGACGGTTCCCCTTCTCGTCCCCGCTTCTCGGAATTGGAAAAGACTATGGCTAAAACTCTCACGCAGCTTGTGACTAGAGTTGAAACACGTCTGTCTATGGTTGCAGGTGTTGGTGTTCAATTCTACTCAGAAGATGCGATTGAAGAGTTTATTCAGACCACCTTCAACACTTTATTCGATAAGGCATTTTGGCCTAGATTTACTACACATGCTTCCACATATACACTAGATGGAACTAATGGAATTGTAACAACAGACTTAACTACTTTGATTAAGAGATTTGAGGATATCAGACACATATTCCCTGATAATTCTAATACTGCACTAACGGAGCTACCATCAACGATTAACGCAAGTACTATAGATGGTACGTCTCCTGTACACTTCTCCTCCAACCCAGATGTATCGAGGATATTTACTATCTGGCCTAAAGCGTCAACTGGTGACATACAAGTTACATATCGTACTAAGCCAGACGACTTTACAAGTACTGACGAAATAGACTTTGATGAAGACTCTCTTGTCCTTGGAGCATCCTGGGAATACCTCAAGGACGATGGAACGAATCCAGAAGCAACCGCCAGTATGTTAGCTCTCTTTGAGCAGCGTGCCGAGCAGATATTAAACTCCCTGGGCAGCCATCCAGTTTCACTTGACCCAGTGACAACGGACCCGAGATCATTTGAGTTTACTGTACTCGCAACATAATGGCAACAAGACTAAGTCAACGTGTACGTATTCCACGCGGAGAATTTCTGCGTAACGCTACTATTAGGGACTTTAGTGGCGGGTGGAATGTTATTGACAACGATCTAAACCTAGATACAAGATTCGCAAAGACCCTCAAGAACATGCAACGCTCCGTAGATGGAGCATTAGAAGTGCGCCCTGGAACACGTCTCTTCGCTGACACAAGTGAGTTCATCGAAGAGATTGTTAACATGGACTACTTTAATGGGCAGATCATTGCTGTAGGGTCTAACGGTAAGATTGTTCGTATCAACTCTATCGGCGAAGTTCGTATCATATGGGATGATGACTTTGCAAAGAACTTACCAGGAAGCCCTTCAGGTTGGGATACCACAGAGTTCTGTTCCTTTGCCGTATTCAACGGCGATCTAACAATACACAATGGTGTAAACAAACCGCTCATTATAGATGGTGGTACAAATCTATGCACGTTCTTAAATGATCCCGCTACTGGTAGTAATGCTAACACGCCTATAGGACGTTATGCCGTTACACATGGACGTTATCTTTGTATTGGTGGCGACCCAGAAGATGGTGACGCTCTACATATAAGTTCCACTGATACATCTGGTGTGTTCTTAGGTGATCCTGATCCTAATGATAGTGTGACGCTGTCTCTTGGTTCGCGGGTTCCGCTAGGCGACCAAACAATTAAGGGAATAGGACGCTTTCGTGATAGACTAGTTGTTGCTTTCGAAGAGGCACTTCTACCCGGTACATTAGGAACATTTACTGGTAGTGATCACACACCAACATTCGATGATGCAATTGAGAATCATGGAACCATCTCACATAGAGTAATCCAGTCTCTAGGTGATGATATGCTGTTCTGTGATCCAAACGGTGTAAGCTCAGTTCGTCGTGCACTCTTCACTGGTAATGTAAGACCAGAACGCTTTAGTCAGCTTGTTGACCCAGAGATACAGAAAGATGTCAACGCTATAACCTCTACTAAGATTCTAGAAGACTATGCTTTCTCCCTATACGACAGCCAAGACTATAACTATATGCTGTTTATCCCACAGTGGACTACCATAACCAATAAGGTAGAAACTAGAGGGTTTGTCTTAAAGAAGATAGAGAGTTTAAAGATTACAGCGTGGCAAGAGTTTAGGGATTGGAATTGGGGAGCAGCCTGTAGATCAGAACTGAAACGAGTATTCTTCTCTATAATAAAGGGTAGTGAAGTCTACATAATGGGTAACAACAACGATAAGATATATAGAGACTTCGAAAAGTCAGAAGAAATGTGGGACGATGACACTGCATTTGGAGATGGCCACGGTTGGAGTCCACATAGTGATGACAACGATAGTGGTGTTCCCATAAGGTTTGATTGGGAACTTCCTTGGGCTGATCATAATCAACGATTCAATCTAAAACAGAGTCGCTATATCAACTTTGATACCGAGGGAATGGCAAGGTTCAAGGTAGATATGTATACCGATAACTTTATAGAAGACCCAGGTTACATTGGACAGAAATGGGAAGATGATGAAGGATATTGGGACGATGGATTTGGTTGGTACGACTCAGTAAGATCACCCGCTATAACCAAGGACTTTGTTGGGGGCAAAGCTCCTGGTTTCGGCAAACAAGCATACGGACAGGATTTTGGTAGTGGGAGACCAACAAAGCATGAAGGTCTTTACGGTTGGCCTGCGCGCTATAAAATCCAGAAACTTCGAATGTACGGAGACGCACATGGGCCATTGAAGTTTATCTCTTTGACCCTCGCATACTTAACAGGTTCAATAAGGGTAGCATAGCATGGCATCAGAAGTTAACGTCACCATTCCCGCCGATGGCGAGAAGGCTTCAAAGTCTGAATTTCGTACTCAGTTCCAGACTATCAAGAACGAGATAGATGACTTGCAGCAAAAAACGGGTATCCCTGCGCGTCTTGCGTATGGAACCATGAGCTTTAATCTAGCTAACCGATAGGAGTCGTCCATGAGCGACAAGATTGGTGTATTGGGTGAAGGATCGACCCTGACGGCAGGAACAACTACCGTCTATACTGTTCCAAGTGCTAAAGCCGCTTTGGTACGCATATTCTACGAGTGCAAAGGTGCGGCTGATGGGACTACTGACCTAACAATTACGATAAACGGTATCGCTGTGATGGTTCACAGTAATATAACAGCGTCTAACTTCTTGTTTTCGAGTCCTAATGCCATAAAAGAGGGACCACTTTCGGCCCAGGCAACAGGTGTAGATGGAGACACTACTGGCGCTCCAGCTCCGATTGAGTATTACTTATCCGCTGGTGATACCGTTACTTATACGCTTGGTGGTTCTTCTGCATTGGCTATGAACATCCAGGCTGTTGGAACGGAGATTGATGTCTAATGGCTGTGACTGCCAATTTCAACTTTGATCTTATCGAGTTTGATAAGACTCCTTGGCATGAGATTCATCATAACTTCCAGCGAAGTGTTGATGCTCTGCTGAATAAGTATATATCTGTAACAAACTTCAAAGGTGTATGGGATAATTCTCTCTCTATTTCCAAAGATGATATATACGTAGACCCTGATCTTGGCAGTCTTTGGAAGTCACTAGTTGCTCACACATCTTCGACGAGTGGTACGTTCGCAGCCGATCGTGCGACTAACGCTGGTCGTTGGGAAGGCTTCACCGTTAACATTCAGAATGGCGGAGCTTGGGCAGCTTCTACAGCTTATGCCGTTAATACCTTCTTAACTGATAGTGGTAGATTTGGTGTCACTATCAACACATATACGTCTGATCCAACATCATACGACAATGATGTGACCAATGGAAACATAATCACACTCATTGACAGTACTGCTCGTAAGGATGAAGACTTCTTTATCGTAGATTCCGCAGATGTAACCAAACGCTGGAACTTTGAAGTTTCTAATATCCCTACTGGTACTACAAATGTGTGGACTGTTCCATATGATGCTTCAGTTACGACTGACATATTTGTTGGAAGAGATACTCCTCAGACG